TTACTGCCCCCCGACTACCGGAACGATAGGTATTTTTCTGTCATAACGTGCAGTCTGTGACGCATTTTTATGGCCAGCTATTCCCTGTTTTTCATTCAGCGTTCCTTCCAGATCCGATATCCCTTTCGCTTTCAAATCGTGGAAAGTAAATTTGAAATCAAGCTCCGGGAATTTTTCGGCTGCAAGTGCTTTAGCTTTAGTCCACTGAGCATTGAACGCATCTCTCGTATACCTTAAGCCAGACGGCTGGTGGAGTAGAAAAATACTCACCATGCCGGGATTTAGTGGGAGAGATTCAGCAAGCCTGACTGCTTTATCAAGTCGTTCTGTCCATGCTTTAATTTGGTGGACTGCGGTTTTGCTCTGCTGGATCATGATGCCTTCACGGAGGATCTGGCTTTTCTTCAGGTCCAGGATATCTCCCTGTCTGGCGCAGCATAAATAAGCAAGTTCCATAGCCACTTTCACTGGGGTGTGAGCAACGCTTAATAGAGCCTCATACTCCCTGTCAGTGACATAGCGAGTTCTGGCTTTTTCTTTAAACTGCTTCACACCCTGGCAAGGATTCATCTTCACTTTACCTCGTTCATACGCCCACCTGAATACACGAGAAATAAAAGCTTTTTCCCGGTTCGCCTGGACACGGCTTTTTACCCCTCGCTTGTCCATATACTTACGGATATGCTCTGGCTTGATGTTGTCTGGTTTCATCTTGCCAAACACAACAGTCACCTTTGCGCCGTATTTTCTGTAATCCTTACGAGTCTCTGTTGCCAGCTCGTGGAAATCCCCTGAATTAAAGAACTCCTCACAAAGAGCATTAAAATTAGTGCGCACCTTGGTGTCATTTATAAAATTTTCATAAGCCGACCAAACCTGCGCTTTGGTCAAATCCGCATTACACAGCCTGACTGTTCCGCCTTCTGGTGTACGAAATTCATAGGCAGACTTGCCCCGGCGAACGCGGGGCGGCATCCAGTTATCTTCTGGGTTTTTACGAGCTCTGGGCATTAGCACATGTCCTTGAAGTTTGGTTCTTCTTCCTCAGGATTGCTTACTACCAGCCTAAGTCCAGCAGGATTGGAAACATGATCCCAGGTGGTACCTGGTCTTCCATCCCTACGGGGAACAAAAAATACACCGCTCTCTTTCAGTGCCTTGCACTGAAGGGAAGGGCGACGATAACCAGTAAGCTGGTAGAGGTCATCAGGAGTAAGAAAACGTTGGCTTTGTCCGCTCATAGTATTTTCTCCACTAAACCGGCTGCACCCGGTTACTATTTAAAAAATGCGCACGATGAGCATCCGCCTCGGAGCCCATCACTGCAGGTACGACAAATTGTTGTGTTGGTGGATTATCACTACTGGCTCTTGCACCACCTTACGCCGCGCCAGCAACTCGTCGATAGCCTTCACTGCGTCAGCCATCATGTAATCCCGATTGCTGCCCTCTGTGTATTCCAGTGAGGACTGGAGCCATTCACGAACGCGGATCAGGCGCTCTTCCGTGAGCGGGCCGTTGGCCGGGTGAGTGGATGGGTCTTTGGTGAAAGTGTTCATGCTGCGTCTTCAATCTGGTTTAAGCATGGAGAATGCTGCCGCTGCCACTCGCGGAACTTGTCCATTGCCAAGGGCTTTAATTCTGTCCACCCGATGGGCCAGCCCATGAACCACTCGACCCATTCCGGGTTCAGCTGTCCATCTTGGTGTGGCTGTGACCCATCCGGCAATGGACGCATCTTTATCGCACTCGGCAAGTCCGGAGTTCTGCGCAGCCGCTCGCTTGGACAATCCCCTCGGATCGTTGCCTTCGCAGTAGGCCACAAGCCATATCCTGTCTCTTTCATGGGGCGCTCCGCAGTTCGATGCTGAAAGACGGAACCATTCGCAGCCATACCCCATTTCGGCAAGTTCACCGATGACCACGGCAAGACCTTTTCCTCTGAGTCGTGGAGAGTTTTCCACACAGATGAATTTAGGTCGTACCTCGCTGATGATTCGCGCCATTTCAGACCACAGTCCGGAGCGTTTACCATCAATGCCGGCACCGTGACCATTTGCGCTGATGTCCTGGCACGGGAACCCTCCAGAAACGACATCAACAATTCCTCGCCAAGGCTTTCCGTCAAAACTGCACACGTCAGACCAAATCGGGAAAGGTCGGAGGATTCCATCATTTTGTCGCTGCGCGAGAACCTGTGTGGCGTAGGCATCACGTTCAACTGCGCAAATTGTTCGCCAGCCAAGGAGGTGTCCGCCGAGTATTCCTCCGCCAGCGCCTGCGAAAAGAGCCAACTCATTCACATTTTCCTCCTACAGACTCTACCCGGGTGATGATGCCAGCGGCTACCAGTTCTGCTGTGTTGGCATCCTGGCGAAGTTGAGCGGCGAGATCCTCAAGTTCGTTAACCTGCATATCCAGCGCAGCAATCACGGAACCTAAAGCGAAAGTATCTGGATGAAGTGACAACTTATCGTCGCGCTTTTTCTTCGCCAGACCTTCCAAAGCACTGGCCCGCACTTCTGCCAGGAAGGCATCGGTGGATGGGGTTTCAATTTTTGGCAGTAAGGCGAAGTCACACCAAGTTTCAATGCCGGGTGATACTGCATCCTCTTCTGTTACAGGCCGCTCGTTAACCATTTTCGCTCGCTGCAGAATCACACCCCAAACGACACTTCCGACTTCGTCTGACCAACCATCAGGGGCATTATCTCGATAATCAGAAATTGAATCTTCAGCGTAAGCAGCGGCCTTTTCTGCAGTATCGTGTTCCTCATAACTACCGCTTGAGTCATAACTGAAAAAGCCAATACCTTCCTTCAGCGAAGCATTCTCCGCAGCCAGCGCTGTGGCAATTTCACGAGTACGACGAAGATCCAAAACCGCTACCTGAACTGCATAAGCCAAGTTGGCGCATGATCTTTCACCTGCTTTCTCACTATCGCGCTGGAAGTTAACTGCAACGGTCATCAATTCATCCAGCTGTTCGCCGGTCATTGGTTTAATGGCTGTCATGATTATTTTCCTGCTGAAGTTTGTGCTGCTTAACGAAGTGGGCCACGGCCTTAGACTGGCTGGTTACGATCCCGTTAAGGGTGACGCTTTTCCCGCGATAAATAGGTGCGGTGCCAATCTCTACACCGTCGAGACTCACATGAAGAGTTTTCCCACGTACCTCAGCGGAAGGGATTGGCTGAGACAGTCGATAGGTTTCACGGGCTTCAGCAATCGCTTTGTGTTCGTCGATAATTGACAGAGCTTCCGCCAGCGCAGCACCCTGGATGGTGAACACACCTTCGTCACTGATCTCCGCCTGGGCCATCAGTTCCACGAAACGACGCGCGTTCTTGATGCTGAGTTCTGGGGCGATAGCGCTGCGGGTAACTTTCGTTTTACCCTGGGCGGCCGCAACAGCTTTATCGTGCTGAAGCACTTCTCCAGCTTTTTCGCCGTACTCTCTTACGCGATCAACAGCAACATCGACGGAGACGGCCCCGGATTTAACTTCCTGCTGAACGTCATAATTGGCGGTGCTGAGCGTCAGTAACTTTTCAACAGTACCGACTGACTTATTGACCAGCTTCGCAATCTCGCTGGTGGTCTGGTTGAAGGCGTTGTGCAGCTCCTGAATAACCGCAGCCTGCTCAATATCGGAAAGGGGCAGCTGGTTATTGCTGGTCATGATCCTCGCCAGGCGCTGAACATCGTTACCGTTAAACGGCATGATGTGAATGCGGTCTACTGGCTTACCGGCTGCACGGCAGCGCTCATAGCAGCGGCGACGGCGGTGGCCTTCAACGACCCAAACACCACCCTCATCACGTGCGATAACTTCCAATGGAGGAACCGAACCACCGTTCATCAGATAGGTAAACAGTTCGTCGTCTGCCTGGATGGTGCGTTCATCGTCGTCATGACGCTTGTTGAAGCCTGCGCGAACGTGGATATCATCCAGGCTGATGAACATCCCGGTATCAGTGCGTTTTATAGTCCCGTCACGGGACATCTGCTTGAATGAGTTAGCCATCAGAGCGCCACCTCGTTATTGAGGCAGATGACCACAGCAGGCAGTTCACGTAATTCACGCTGCGCTTCCAGTAAGTGCATGTTGGTGGGTGTTTTGGTGTGGCGTTCTTCGATACGGTCACACTCTTTGGCCCAACTGGTTACGTCTTCACGAAGAGTAGCGTTCTGCGTGGCCAGCTCTTTGCGCTGTGACATGGCTTCACAAAGAGCAACGCTGGTATAGTCCAGACGGTTAGCCAGTTCGGTCATGATCCCGCGATAAGCCGGGGGAAGGAGAGGGGCCGCTTTACGGGCAGCGTCGATCAACTGCTCTCTGGTCATGCGTGGTTGTAACTCGGTGACGGTCTGTGCGTTCGTCATAGTTAGTTTCTCCGTTATATAAGCGTCCTGCACGACGCTGAATTTTGGTTGCACGAATCCCGCGCCTTACGGCGAGAGAAAATGATTTTGGTTCGCTTTAATAAGCCCCCAGGGTAGGGCGCTTAATGAAGCGGGCGACTGCCATCGCCGGTTAGTTCTCCACACAGCTGGAAGCGCACTCCAACGTTTCACACCTGTCACCCATAACTGATGGATTAAGGAATGCGCTTTCAGCTGTGAAAATGGGCGGTCGGCATTAAGTACATTCACAACTACCGACCGCCAAGACTACACACAGCTTTCGTTACTACGGGTTACCACGCTGGCTACGTGATATTGGCGCAGCATGCAGGATTCGAACCTGCGACCCACGGCTTAGAAGGCCGTTGCTCTATCCAACTGAGCTAATGCCACAACAAAAAGAGCACTACCGCGTTCTGCCGTTCCATCCTGGCTTTTGGTACCGCAACGGCTGCGAGATGTTTTTTGCATGCCAGCGCTCTTTTGGTTATGGCCTCGTCTCTTCCGAGGTGTCACACCTAACCGCCACGCTGGTGAAACGTCTCTGACTGTCGTTCGTGCCTGGCTTGCACATTACGGCTACCCGGCATGGAAAGTAGCATAGAGGAACCTTACCGGACCGCTGCGACACATGTGCCATATGCCGTACTACTCACCACGGCATGCGTAACATAAAGAACCGTGGTACGAATTAAATGTACCTTTAGTTACTTTGGTGGTCAAGCAAGGAATGTACTTTTTGTTACCATGAGGGCCAAAAAAATGCCGGTTAATTATCCGGCATTAAGAATTAGCAACTTAGAGGTTTTGGGTGATTTGAACAACCTTCCCAACGATTCGGCAATTACCGTCTATTGGGATGGGCTTGAACGCTGGATTTAGTGGCATCAGGTATGCGAAAGGGCTATCCCATACCAGTTTCTTTACTGTCGCTTCCGCAGAACCATCGAGGAGAGCCACTACTATCTTTCCGTATAAATCATCTAGTTGACCATAATGAGGTTCAACAATAACGATAGATCCTTCAGGGATAGAGGGTAACCCATGGGGGTTGGTCATCGACTCCCCACGAACTACCAAACCGAATACCTCATCAGAAACATTTGCCGTAGTTTGCGTCCATGTAATCACGTCAGTAAGCCTTGAACATGCGTAAGTATCAGTCCACATCCCAGCCTGGACAGCAGAAATTATAGGGACTGCAGTAGGTGGTTTTAGGAACGGGATAACTTTGGTGTCATCAGTCTTTTCCTCACCTTTACCATAAAGTATCCATTCGGGGCTAGTTTGCAGCGCCACGGCCAGCTGGTGGAGGTTTTCACCGTCAGGCTTTGTCGTGCCGTTCTCCCACTTAGTCACAGACACGCGACTAACCCCAAGCCTTTTAGCAAGAGTCTGCTGTGTTATGTCGAGTTGGACTCGTCGGGATCTTATTCGGTCTTTCATCTCTGTTTTCATGTAACCAATGTTACATAGAATCCTCGTAACTGTTGTTTGCTATTTTATGTACCTTTTGTTACCTTTAAAGCGTGAATTAAACAGGAGGAGTCATGCGTAAATCAGATGTCATTGACCACTTTGGCGGGGTTTCAAAAACCGCAAGTGTTCTGGGGATCTCCCACCCGGCAGTTTGTCGATGGGGAGATGTAATTCCTCAAAAGCAGGCGTTTGTTATTGAGCGAATTACGAAGGGAAAACTCAAGTACGACGCAAGCCTTTATCAAAAGTCTACAGATTCAGCAGCTTGATATTAACCACAGAGAAAAGGGGTAAGCCGTGGGTATAGAACCTGAATGGAAAGTTGATAAGCAACCAGCCTGGCTGGTGGGTGCTATCAAAAAAACGATCACCGAACTGCCTGGCGGCTATGCCGAAGCAGCAGAGTGGTTAGGTGTAACTGAAAACGCTTTGTTTAACCGCCTTCGTACCGATGGTGATCAGATTTTCCCGCTGGGTTGGGCCATGGTTCTGCAACGTGCTGGTGGTTCTACGTACATTGCTGACGCGATCGCTCGGCATTCAAACGGTGTCTTCGTGCCGCTGGCTGATGTTGAAGAGGTGGAGAACGGCGACATCAATCAGCGCCTCATGGAGTCAGTAGAGTGGATCGGCAAGCACTCACAATATCTGCGTAAAGCAACGGCTGACGGTGTTATTGATGATGCAGAACGCGCTCAAATCGAAGAGAACAGCTATCAGGTGATGGCTAAGTGGCAGGAGCATTTAACGCTGCTTTTCCGTGTGTTTTGTGCACCAGAAAAGAGTGACGCCCGCGAGTGTGCAGCTCCGGGCGCCGTGGCGTGTCGTATCAGTGGAGAAACTAACGCATGAACAGTTTAACGGTAAATCACCGTCTGCCGCAACTACGTGGCGTTCCAGTGCATGGGGCCTCGTCGTTTCGGTATGAGCGCATGGTATCAGGCCGCTGGGTTCCGTGTAACCACAGTCGGGCGATGGCAATCGTGGGGGTATGGCGTCGTAAAGCGGAGGTCTTATGCCAGAAGTTGACCGCAAGTTCAGAGACCACTACGGCGTCCCGGTTCGGGTTATCCGGTGGGAGCCAGAGAGTCGACGCGTTATATACCTGCGCGACGGCTACGAGCATGAGTGCTTCAGCCCTCTTGAGCAATTCCAGCGCAAATTTACAGAGTTAAAGGACTGCCATGAGCCTGTTAATGCCATCCCGGCCAATAGTAATAAACCCTGACCTTGCGTACAGCATTGGCCTCAATGAGGCGATTGCGTTGCAGCAGGTGAACTACTGGCTGAAAGAGACAAACTCCGGCCTGGAGCGCGACGGCGTGCGCTGGATCTATAACACCAACGAGCAGTGGCTGGAGCAGTTCCCGTTCTGGTCTGAGTCCACCCTCAAGCGCACCTTCACCCGCCTGAAAACTCTCGGCGTGCTCAAAATTGAGCAGCTGAACAAGTCCCAGCGCGACATGACGAACTACTACACGATCAACTACGAAAGCGAGCTTTTAGATGAGGTCAAAGTGACTAAATCGAAGAGTTCAAAATGCGCTCGTCCATCAGGTCAAAATGAACCGATGGAAGAGGTCAGTGTGAAACGCTCCATCGGGTCAAAACGAACCGCTGTCATCAGGTCAAAATGCACTGATGTTCTTACAGAGAATACAACAGAGAGTACTACAGAGAATAAAACTCCTTCTTGTCCGGTTGCGTCGCAACCCGACCGTGATGTGTTGATCACCGATCAGGCGAAACAGGTTTTGGTTCACCTGAACCAGGTCACCAGCTCCCGTTATCAGGTTTCAACCACCTCGCTGCAAAACATCCGTGCCCGAATTGGCGAAGGTTTCACGGTGGAAGAGCTGTCGCTGGTGGTGGACTACTGCAACGCCAAGTGGGGTGACGATCTGAAAATGTCCGACTACCTCCGGCCGCAGACGCTGTTCCAGCCTTCCAAGTTCCCTGGCTACCTGAAATCAGCGAACAGATGGGATAACGCTGGACGACCTCAGAGGATTAACGGCGAGTGGGCCCGCGAAGATGGGATTTTCAAGTCCAGCTTCAGTAACACCGACTACAGCCAGATTCCGCACGGTTTCAGGGGATACAAGTCATGAGCCTGATGAAAACACTCGAAATGTTTATTGCCGATAACCCCGGCTTAATCAGCCGTGAGATTGCTGACGCTTTCGCAAATTACAGCAACGACTCTGTTCAGCGCACAGTCTGCCGGTTGCATGATTTCAACTTCACCACCCGCGAGCTGGTTGGTTCTCAGTACCGCTACTACGCAGTGAATGCATCAGCTGGAAGTGGTCAGCCCATTCAACGCGTAGACACCGGGGCCGCCGATTTGATGAAGAACGCCAAAGCTCTACAGGAAAAGGGTCTGTACCGTAGGGCCGCCTCTCTCTGGCTTGAGGCATTCCAGTGTTCAGATCTCATCACCGAACGCGAACGTTGCCTGAAAGAGCGCCAGAGCTGTCTGCGTCAGGCCAAATCAACCTTAAAGCCAGAGGGCCAGTGGTTCCTGGCGGGTCAATTCAATGGTGGGCACTGATGAAATACTCACTGATTTACGCAGATCCAGCCTGGGAATACGGGAACACCATCAGCAACGGCGCTGCCACTAACCACTACGGCACCATGAAGCTTGTCGACATGAAGCGCCTGCCTGTCTGGGATCTGGCTGCTGAGGATGCTGTTCTGGCTATGTGGTTCACCGGCACCCATACCCGCGAGGCTATCGAACTGGCTGAGGCTTGGGGCTTTAAAGTCCGAACCATGAAGGGATTTACCTGGGTGAAGTTCAACCCGCTGGCAGAACAGCACATCAACAAAGCGCTGGCATCCGGCAATGTTGAGGACTTTTACGACTTCCTCGAAGTGCTGAACGGTCAGACGAAGATGAACGGTGGCAATTACACCCGCGCCAATACCGAGGATCTTCTAATCGCCACCCGTGGTAAGGGTCTGGAAAGGCTTAGCGCCAGCGTGAAGCAGGTTATCTACAGCCCACTGGGTGAGCATAGCGCGAAACCGGAGGAGGCCCGCTTACGTCTGGAGAAGCTTTACGGTGATGTACCACGCATTGAGCTGTTCAGCCGTTGCGGCGCTCCTGGCTGGCATCACTGGGGTAATCAGGCCGAATCATCTGATGTTGAGCTTTTGCCTGGTTGGGTGGCGTCGATTAGCAAACCGGAGGAACGCGCCGCATGAAGCTTTCAGCCGAGCAGGAGAATGCAGTACGCGATGTTGCGCGCCGCTGCGTCCGGGAGATAAGGGAAGCGCTGAAGCAGAAGCCCAGACCAAGCTGGAATACTGCTGTTCCGCCGATCCTGAAAAAGTATCACGAACTGGTGAAGCCGATGGGCGTAACCCTGGTGAAGTTTAACAGTGAAATTGGTCGCCTGAACGGGCGCTATGGAGTGGAGTCATGATCGGATTAACACCACGTCAGAGTGAAGTGCTGGATGCCATCAACCTCTACAAAGAGCGTACAGGGTTCCCGCCAACGATATCAGAGCTTACCGGGCTGATAGGATGCTCATCTGGAAACACCGCTGCAGGCCATGTGAAATCACTTCAGAAGAAAGGCTACATCTCCGTTGCGCCTGGCGCGGCCCGGGGAATAACCGTCCTCAAATCTGAATGCGATATGGATGCTGCTTCGATCATCAGGGCGCTTGTTAACGGTGAACAAGGTGCCAGAGAAAGCGCCGTCGCCTGGCTGGAAGAGCGCGGGGTTAAACCATGAAGCTGATCCTTCCTTTCCCACCAAGCGTTAATACGTACTGGCGCGCACCGAACAGCGGCCCGCTAAAAGGTCGGCATCTGATCAGCGCAAAGGGCAGGGCATATCAGAGCGCAGCGTGCGCCGCCATCATTGAACAGCTTCGTCGCCTGCCTAAACCGTCAGCGGCAGCCGCAGCGGTAGAGGTCATCCTCTATCCGCCGGATGCTCGTCGCCGTGACATAGACAACTACAACAAGGCGCTGTTCGACGCTCTCACTCATGCTGGTATCTGGGAGGACGACTGTCAGGTAAGACGCATGCTGGTGGAGTGGGGGCCTTAGGTGCCGGGTGGAAAGGTGGATATCACGATCACCAAACATGAACCATTGGCGGGTGCAGCCGCCTGATAAGTGGAGATACGCATGAACCAGACGAATGTATTCAACCTTTGCACTACACATCACGCGGCAGCCGCCAGCCAGATGATAACGATGTCCAGCCGGGACATTGCTGCGCTTGTCGGATCACGCCACCCTGATGTGTGCATTACGATTGAGCGACTGATGAGTAAAGGGGTCATTGGGGGGTATACGGCATTGCCGTACACCCATCCGCAGAACGGACAGGAGTATCACCACTACCTGGTGAATAAGCGTGACAGTTATGTGATTGTTGCGCAGCTCTGCCCCGAATTTACTGCCCGCCTGGTTGACCGCTGGCAGGAGCTGGAAAGCGGACAACAGATGAGCGTTCCTCAGTCCTTACCAGAGGCGCTGCGGCTTGCTGCTGATCTGGCCGAGCAGAAAGAGAGATTGACGCTTGAACTCGCCGCAGCCGCGCCAAAAGTCGAATTCGTCGATCGCTATTGCACCGCCAGCGGCTCACTCTCATTCCGCCAGGTGGCGAAACTGCTTAAAGCCAAAGAGACTGAGTTTCGCCTTTTCCTGATCGAGAACGAAATCATGTACCGTCTTGGCGGAACGCTGACGCCGCGGCATCAGCACATCGACGCTGGACGCTTTGAAGTTAAAACAGGAACATCAGTGGCTTCAAACCACGCATTCAGCCAGGCGCGATTTACCTCGAAGGGTGTGCGCTGGGTAGGTGGCCTGTGGGCGGAGCATATCGCTAAGGGGCAGATGGCGTGAGAGCTTTACTGACACCTGAGATTGCACCTATTGCCGGGGTTGTGCTCTTCCGGCCCGGAAGCGAGTTAATGTGGCTGTTCCGTCAGGGGCGCGTTGTTATCGAAACTCCCGGCGAGCAGCTGGCGGATATGCCTTCTGGAGCCTTACCGAAATCCCATCAGCCCTTGGCCGAGGATGCCAGCTTGCTGCCTGCTTTCGAAAATCCCAGGGTGATCCAGCGTGCTGGTGGTCTGTCTGTTCTCGATGGCTGGCTGATGAAAAAGCGAGAGTGTCAGTGGCCTCATAACGAATGGCACGCGGACGAATTCACCATCATGCGACACGAACCCGGCAGCATTCTTCTTTGCTGGGGATGTGATAACCAGTTACGTGATCATTCCACTGAAAGGCTGGCAGGCATTGCCCGTAAAAACCTGGTATCCTGGCTGTTGAAGACCGTAAGCGGTCAGCTTGGCTTCAGTGAAGACCACGTGCTTACGCTGCCGGAGTTCTGCTGGTGGCTGGTGAAGAACGGCCTGGCGGATGTTATCCCGGAAAGCATGGCCATTAAGGCTCTGAGGCTACAGCCAGAACCCATGCAATCAGTAATGCGCGAAAGTGACATTACTCCATCGTTACCCGCGGTAGAGCTGCTGCAGGAGAAAGCAAAAAAGATAGTGGCGATGAAGGTTGATCCAGATACCCCGGAATCCTTCATGCTGAAACCCAAGCGCCGCCGCTGGGAAAACGAGAAGTATACGCGGTGGGTGAAAACCCAGCCGTGCGCCTGCTGTTCTAAACCGGCAGACGATCCCCACCACCTGATAGGCCACGGGCAGGGTGGAATGGGCACCAAAGCGCATGACCTGTTTGTGATACCTCTGTGCAGAGAGCACCACAACGAGTTGCACGCCAGCCCTGTGGCATTCGAAGCGAAGCATGGCGACCAGTTAACGCTGCTGTTTCGGTTTTTAGATCGTGCGCTGGCAATCGGCGTATTAGCATGAACAGTGGAGATCACATGCGAGATATGTATGAAGTGATGGATTTATGGGGAGCTTGGGCAGCAGCAGATGGAAGTGGAGTGGACTGGCAGCCAATTGCCGCTGGATTCAAAGGGCTCCTGCCGCACGGTAAGAAATCACGGCTTCAATGTGATGACGATGAAGGCATCATGATTGATGGGTGTGTGGCCCGGCTTCGCAAATATAAACCAGAAGAACATGAACTTATTGTTGCACACTTCATAATGGGAATCTCATTGCGAACTATTGCGAAAAAGAGAAAATGTTCAGATGGAACCATCAGGAAGGATTTGCAAACTGCATTAGGTTTTATTGAAGGCGTGATTTCTATGCTTTACTAAATTAAATGAGGAGATGTGAAGATTATTTATTTCATCTCCTCGTGCTTATTCCCAAATCACTAAAGGCCATTTCAAGCTCTTTGAGGTAGCCTGGTAGAGGCCATAAGTCAAGGATTGTTTCAGTCGGTATGTTTTTGATAAGATAATATATAAAAAGGATTGTTGGTTGTGCATATAGGGTTTTTGTAATAGCGCGTTGCTTTATTCTGGGAGGAAGAAATTTTTTTGAAGTTATCATCTCTCGAACATAAAACTCTGTTGACTGCGTGAAAAAATCCTTATAAGTATCAAGTATTAAAAAGTTAGTGGCTTCATCAGCGTGCATATGCCCACTTCCAACAATCTCTTTATAAATGCTTGCCAAAGCAATATTAAATTCATTTCTTAATAAATTTGTTTCATACAAAAGCCTCATGGTTGAGCAGAACAGCTCGTCTGTAGTTTCCATCAAGGCCATACTTCTAGCTATATGTCTTTCAGCGGCTTTGGGAACAATGCCAACAGGTTTATAGATGTTATCATGTACTAGTTCAGCATATGCATGCTGTAAAAGCGTTCTTACTTGCACTTCACAACAGATTTCTTTCGCAATTCTGGTGCCATATATGTCAGTGTCGGCCAAAGGCCTTACTTCGAAATGCTTAGATTGGTAATCAAATAGCTTAGGGTTAAGATCAATTTCTTCTTGGTAGTCTTTTGAAACAACAGCGGTGAAAAGTGTGCTTTTTTCAATTATGTTACTAACTAATTCTATATCTTGGGATAGGAGAACAACGAATCGTGTGCCTACTAGATCAGTCATTTGCATGACCGGGTCTGTATAACCTTTGCGTGCAACTTTTCCTAAAGCTGATTTTATTTCCTTAACACGAGGCTTCACAGGTATTTTAAGAAAGCTTTCAATGGATGTGTCAGCGACGTTTTTACTAATTTCAGCTGAAATTACCTCGGAAACGTATTTCCCCCAAGAGGCAAATGCCTCTTGGTTGTCTTCTAAATATTTATGAAACTCATCATAAGTGTTCATAATCGACTCGTTAACTTCCCATTTATTTTGATAATGGTAGTATTATCGTCTTCGCAAGGTAAAATCTCAACCAATTCGTTAAAATTTTCTGGTGGAACTGACATCCATATGTCATTAGAGAATATAAGTCGACTTCTTCTTTTAAGTTTCGAAAGTATATAATCATTGTCCTTTATGAAAGAATTTTCAGGGAGCTTTTTTAATGCTACTAATTTTTTATAATCACATTTTATTTCTTCGGGGAAATGCTCATCGGCAAATGAATTTATATTCAATGTGGTTTTGTTAGATCTCAGTTCTGAGCGTAAAGCTTCGTGAAGCTCTAATTTATTTTCTTGTGTTAGTGGAGAACTATTAATGAAATCACGGGTAACCTCATAAAAATCTTGCGTGATTTTTTTAGATGATAAACTGATGTCCATACCCAGAAATCTGTTATAGAAGTAAGCAGCCGCTTTACTGGTATCAGTTGAAGTCATCAAGTGATCGAATAAGAACGCTTTAAAAGAAGTTGCAGGGTAATTCCCATTTTCATCTTTTATACAATCCTCAATTGATACTAAAAAACCAACTTTGTAAAACCTTTGGGAAGGAGTTAAAAGTAACTCACTAAGATAATGCATATTTAATTGCTGTTCATTTTCTTGGGCGCTAAAACCGGTCTGGGTTTCAGCTTTAATTACTGCAAAGTATGGCCTTTGCTCGTCACCTATCAGACCTGAAACAATTATAAGAATGCCTCCTGGCGCTCCGCTGTCAAACTGAGCTTCGGAAAGCTTGTGTGCAAGCCTTTGGCTAACTCTTATAAAATCTTCCTCTGCATTTCCAAAAGTTGATGCAGCATGGTTTAAAAAGCTATCGGCTACTCCTTGATGAATGGACATCTCAATCCCGTGTGAGCGAGCAGCTAATGCTTCAGTTATCCTCAACTGCAAGGCATCTGTTGCTTCGTTAGGTAAGCTAATGACTTGCTTACTGATCTTTGGGGGGATAATCGTTTTGGAAGCCGAACGCGGGAAAACCCTGTGAGCAATCACTTTTTCAATGCAAAGACCTTCAAAAGAAAAATTAATGCCAGCCATTCCTATTGTCCTCAAAATTGTTATGGGCTGAGGATACGAAAAAGCTAACGCGTACGCAAAAAGTATCGTAGCCTGTTAAGAGTGGTCTCTACGCCACGGACTTAAAACGATATCTAGGCCTCATTTTTGTACATGCCAACAGCATTCAGAGGCTGCCATCCGGAGGTCTTTTTTCAGTTCCCCTCAATTTTTCTGAGAGGACTCACGGTAATAAGAGGGGCTCAATGACCGATCCGATTTCTGAGGCGGCCGACGAATCTCAACTGGTCGAGCTAAGTTTGGCTACAGACATACTTAAGAATTTCTAACCCCAGCCTGAGTTCAGATAGTTACACTCCCATTAGTAAAAGGGAGGGAAGGCTATGAAAGAAGGTTTTTACTGGATACAGCACAACGGCAGGGTTCAGGTTGCCTACTACACCAACGGCGAAACGGAAGACCTTGAAACGGGTAAGACCGTAACCGGTATCTGGCACCTGACGCAGGGGGATCCCATTTGTGATAATGGTGAAGCAGAAGTTCTGGAAGGTCCTCTTACACCATCATGAGATCGTTAGTCGTTTCGGAATTTGATGAAGGTAGTCGTTATTCGAATGCGTTCCCTGTAATTACAATTTAGGCGAATTTGGAATAACGCTCCTATTAACTGGCATCATCGCACTCCTGTAACCAGGCTTAATTTTCTGCTTACGACTGAAAGGAGCGAATTATGCCAGTTAGCTATGCTGAGTGTATTGAAGCCTGCTATAAATGCGCCGCTGCTTGTGATTATTGCGCTGCTTCATGCCTGAAAGAAGAACAAGTAGATATGATGCGTGAGTGCATCAGACTTGATATGCAATGTGCGAATATTTGTCGGCTCGCGGCGCAATTTATGACCTTTGATAGTGAATTTGCCAAATCGCTATGCCGGGTCTGCGCAGATGTCTGTCAGAAATGCGGTGAAGAATGTGGGAAGCACGAAGCAGAACATTGTCAGAAATGCTCTGAAGCTTGCCTTCGTTGCGCAGAAGCGTGCCGCTCGATGGCTTAATGGAACTTGCTTCCAGTTTTCTGTTTGAGCATCGACACTTTAGAATTCTGACAAACTTTTGCTATTGTTAAGAGTCAGGTGAATCCCCCTGTGCGGCGGGGCAATCCAGTTAACTGCTAAGTGCAGATATGCTTGCGGCTCGTATAACTGGTAACGAGTCACCGGGAGGCACCCGGCACCTGTCTTTGTATCAATACCTGGGTTTAGTATTGCCTGCTTGCAAAAGCAGGCTTTTTTATATGCGCTTCGTTAGTAGTGCTATTATTTAATCGTAACCAAGCCATAATCATTAACCGGAGCTCCTGACCGGTCAGTAATGCTGCTCGACACAGTTGCAATACAGATGGTGGCTGGGGAACATGCCTACCTACTTAGATTTAAACTCAGTTAGGCCCGCTGAAAATGCGGGCCTTTTTTATCTCAGGCTCCCGGAACCCCCATCACTCGTCTTGTCGTTAATTCATCCGGAAAGCCTGAACCCTACCCAAACAACACCCGCATCCCAGCGAGGTGAGAGAAATGTCCCGTATGAGCAAACTTGTCACCGGAGTCGCCCTCGGCACCTCAGGAGGAACCATCCTGAACGGCGTCCTCACAAAACTGAGTCCTGACGAATGGAGCGCTGTCGGCGTACTGGCTGGTATTGCCGGGATAGTCGTAACAGGACTCATTAACTGGTACTTCAAACGCAAGGTCGCCAATGCACAGGTAAAGGCGCTTGAGAAGTACGGGCCTGCAGTCAAAGTCGGAGATGATTAAATGCCAATGACCAGTAGCCTGCGTAACAAACTCATCGCCGCTGCTGGTGGCGGTGCCATGCTGATCGCCTCGCTGTTTCTCGGTGGGCAGGATGGCGTAGAAGGACGTAAGTACGAAGCGTATAAAGACGTCGCCGGGGTGTGGACTGTCTGCGACGGCCACACGGGCAGGGATATCGTAAGAGGGAAGAAGTATACCGATCGCGAATGTGACCAGCTGCTATGGAAAGACCTCCAGCCTGCAAAGCGAACGGTAGACAATCTGGTTAAGGTGCCGCTGGGGGAGTATCAGCGCGCCGCGCTCTACAGCTTTGTTTTTAACGTTGGCTCTGACGCTTTCTCCAAGTCTACGCTGCTACGCAAGCTGAACAAAGGCGATCACGATGGAGCGTGCGAAGAGATGCGGCGCTGGGTTTACGCTGGTGGTATGAAGTGGAAAGGCCTACAGAACCGACGAGAGATGGAGCGATCTATGTGCCTGGCGGAGAATAAAAATGACCTCTAAAGCCTGGCTGATAATCGGCATTGAGCTGCTTTTATCCATCCTGGTTGTTTACCTCCTGCTTGGCCAGGTAAGAAATGAGAAGAAGCGTGCTGACGACGCCGAACAAAACCTGAAACTGGCAAACGCCACCATCACCGACATGCAGGTGCGCCAGCGTGATGTCGCTGCGCTCGATGCCAAATACACGAAGGAACTCGCTGATGCGAATGCTGAGAATGACCGGCTTCGTGCTGATGTTGTCGCTGGTAAACGTCGGCTGCAAATCGCCGCCACCTGTTCCAAAGACGGAGCCTCCGCCGCCACCGGCCTGGTTGATGGCTCAAGCCCTCGACTTACAGCAGATGCTGAACTCAATTATTGGCGTCTCAGAGATGGGATCGCCACCGTCACAAAGCAACTGACCGGCTTGCAGGAATATGTCCGGACGCAGTGCCTGAAATAACCACCACGAGGTCATAATTATGAACGACCAGCAAATTGAAAAAGAAATCGTAGCCAAAGGCAAAACTGCGCCACGAGTTACGCCTGAGCATATTGAAAGCGTGATTATTAGCGAGCACTACTTCACGGCGGCATCAGGCGTTGTAGGTGAGGCTGCGCTTTTAAAAGCTGGGCTGGATTACTCAGAAGTTCCAGCCCCATTAAAGCTTTTAACCTTCTGTGTCCTGGTGCTGCGTAATGGCTTTACGGTCACCGGAGAAAGCGCCTGCGCCAGCCCAGAGAATTTTGACGAAGAAATCGGGCGCAAGATTGCAAGGCAAAACGCCGTGAACAAAATCTGGATGCTCGAAGGTTATCTGCTGAAAGAAAAACTATCCGAGCTGTAGCCATTCCAAAGCGTCCTATCCCGGGCGCTTGATAATGGGCGATGGCTTATTATCAGATAGTGGTTGACATAATCCGTTGATTTGAAATGGTTATTTTGTTGTTGGTATAATTAACTCTCCAAGGTGAGAGGGGTTTAACGTGCTTACAATAATTTTGTTTGGTGCTGGCTGGAAAGGCGATGTTTGGGATCTTGAGGGTTACAGTCCCGTTATCAAGGCTCCTGATCAGACATTTCGACTTCTTAAAAGCTCTGGGGGGACCCCGATCTTCGAGGATGCAGAGTTTGAGGTTTTCGAATATCAGCTGGGTGATGAAATTTATCTGGTCGGGGTTAGCGGTCAGCGACCCAGCGACAAAATCATTGAGCAGTCGATAACGCATGGCTCAAGAAGGCCAAAGCCATACAAAACACTGTAACCGCCTTCGGGCGGTTTTTTATTGCCAGGAGTTAACCAATGAAACAGTAAAGCGGATAGACCGCAGCCGAAAGGCAATGCAGCAGTCATGATGCTGCCCCGAGTCGCGTAATGGCGAGCCTGTGTAGTGATGGGTAAGGGTTCATAGATCAAAACAAGCTCCGGTAGAGCAGCGCGAACGCCAGACGCGTACCGGTTATCAGCGGCGATGAAGCGACAGCAACTCAAAGGCATGAGCGTGGCCACTCCGAGTAGTGGCAGCCATTACAAAGCTCATCTGCTGGTGGGGTTGATAATTTTCTATTAATTCAATAAGTAATGATGATTTTATCTAAGTAAATCTTACACCGAATGTAATGTTTTTGTAAGGGATGGGATGGATACATGCTCTGCCTTTGAACGCGTAGTACTATAAGGTCTCACTTAAGCTAATTCAGAGTTGTTAAAGACTATGGCCGAAACCAAAAAATTTCTTTGTGACGAATGTGATACTGCTGCTTTTAAAGTTCGTCTTTCAGGAGAAAAACTAGCTAGTTATGAAGAAGATGTAGAGCAAATTTACGATGAGTCTGAAATGGAGTGGGTACCCGAGCCAAAATCATTTCGGGAGTGGGCCTATAATAATGATATTGAGCTAAAAGTATGCGCTTACTGTGGCAGTGATGGCTCGATAACGGGTAACTATGACTAAGTTATTTCGCAATCTTTGATTGGTTTAAGCCTCGCATTTGCGGGGCTTTTTATTGCCATCACCATGGGCTAACCCATCGTAATGGCTATAGCGGATAAATCGCAAATATCCCCTATAGTGAGTAAAGTACAGCCTCGCTCACACGGGGCTTTTTTATTGGAGCCAACAATATGCCAGCAGCTATCCCGCGCGCCTGCCGTAAACGCGGGTGCTCCGGCACCACCACAGACCGTTCCGGCTACTGCGATGCGCACCGTAACGAAGGGTGGCAGCAGCACCAGCGAGGACTGAGCCGACATCAGCGCGGCTATGGCAGTAAGTGGGACATCATCAGAGCCCGCATCCTGACGCGTGATCGACACATCTGCCAGCAGTGCCTGCGCAACGGCAGGCCACGCCCTGCGGAAACGGTCGACCACATCATCCCTAAAGCTCACGGCGGCACAGACGACGACAGCAACCTGGTTGCGATCTGCTTCAAATGCCATAAGGCCAAAACCGCTCGGGATCGTTTAAACCGAAACTAACCCTTACAGGTAAAAGCATGACTGATTCATTAATTGACTCAGGGCACACGCACGTCGGTGCTAAGGCGTTGCGACCTGCCTGTTCTGTTGATGGGTGTGGATTGCCAGCAAGAGCCAACAACACACCGTATTGTGAAAAGCATTACATGCGTGTTCGCCGTCATGGTTCAACGGATAAGCTAAGCACACTCAAGCCAGGCAACCTCACTCACTCGGGTGGTTATGTGCTAGTAAATGCCCCCACTCATCCGTTAAGCCGTAACAGTAACCGAGCCTATGAGCATCGCGTCGTCTACTATCAGCATCATGGCGATGGCCCTTTCAGCTGCCATTGGTGCGGAATCATGGTTACCTGGGATGATATGCATGTCGATCATCTCGATGACTGCAAAACCAACAATGCTGAGTCAAACCTTGTTGCCAGCTGCGCCGTGTGTAATCAGAAGCGCGGCAGTGAAAAGATGAAGGCCACCCACAGAAATAAGTCGCACAGACGTTACACGGCTCATGGCAAGACAATGTGTCTCAGTGAATGGGCTGAGTACCTTGGCATTTCACGCAACTCGATTGAGTACCGACTGAAAGCAGGCTGGGATATCAACAAGGTGTTTAGCCCACGCATCGGTAACAGTGGCCCTCCAAGTAAGAAGCTCGCCAGATCGGTGCATGACAACATCAAATGAGAATCAATATCGATAAATGATTTCAAATGCAATCATTTCTAGCATAATGATATCGATTCTCATCAATGGGGGAGGGCGGGTGAAAACCTCAGGGGATGAGCCTCAAGGGACCGCCGCCTAACCTTTTTTCACACCGCCGCAGGTTAGAAAACTTTTTTATGGGGATCCCCACCATCGATTAATAGGAGTTTTCGATTATGCCAGGACCACCGAAAACCCCGACACATCTGGCTTTGGTGAAGGGGAACCCATCAAAACGAGCTGTCAACAAAGACGAGCCAAAACCCGCTTCTGGGGTACCCCCAGTTCCGAAGCATTTCGACAAGATGGGGAAGTACTGGTTTAAGCGAATTGGCGAAGAGCTTGATGCTGTCGGGGTGATGACCACCCTGGACGGTAAAGCACTTGAACTGCTGATCGAGGCTTACACAGAGTACCGGAATCACTGCGAGACGTTAGAGCGGGAAGGTTACACCTACGCCGTCTACAGCGAGGATGAACCGGACGAAGGGAAAGAGCGGGAAATCAGGATGATTAAGCCGCACCCGGCGGCAGTAATGAAAGCCGATGCGTGGAAGCGCATCAGGGCAATGCTCGCTGAATTCGGCATGACCCCGGCCAGCCGGTCCAAGGTTGGCGCTAAAGGCCCGGCTGAGGCCGATCCACTGGATGAATTTCTTAAAAAGCGCAAATGATGAATGGCAACGGTTTCGGAAGGTATTCAGTACGCCGAGCGCGTGCTGTCTGGCGAGATTGTTGCTGGCGAACTGGTGCGCCTGGCGTGCCAGCGATTTCTTAATGATTTAGAGCATGGGCCTGGGCGCGGCATCTACTTCAGTGAGGAACGCGCCCAGCACATCCTCGATTTTTATAATTTCGTCCCACACGTTAAAGGGGCGCTGGCAGGCAAGCCGATCACGCTGATGGCCTGGCACGTTTTTATCCTGATCAACATTTTTGGTTTCGTCGTTCCGCTGATTGATGAGATGACAGGCCTGGCTGTGATCGATGATGACGGTGATACGGTCATGGTGCGCCGCTTCCGTACGGCTTATGACGAGGTGGCGCGTAAAAACGCCAAATCCACACTTTCGTCTGGCATTGGGTTGTACATGACCGGTGCCGACGGCGAGGGAGGCGCTGAGGTTTACTCAGCCGCCACGACCCGCGACCAGGCGCGGATTGTTTTTGATGATGCCAAGAACATGATCAAGAAAGCCCCCCGCACGCTGGGGCGTCTTTTTGGTCACGTAAAGCTCAACATTCACCAGGAGCGTTCGGCCTCTAAGTTTGAACCGCTCTCCAGCGATGCGAATAACCTCGACGGCCTGAATATACATTGCGGCATTGTCGACGAGCTGCACGCTCACCGTACCCGTGATGTCTGGGACGTTCTGGAAACAGCTACCGGTGCGCGCCTTCAGTCCCTGCTATTCGCAATAACGACGGCGGGTACCAATAAAGAGGGCATCTGTTACGAGCAGCGGGATTACGCCATCAAGGTGCTGCGCGGCGTGGTGGAGGATGACACCTATTTTGCCCTGATTTATACCCTCGACGAAGGCGACGATCCCTTTGACGAGTCCAACTGGCCGAAAGCTAACCCCGGCCTCGGTATCTGTAAGCGCTGGGACGACATGCGCCGCCTTGCCAAAAAGGCAAAGGAGCAGGTCGCGGCGCGGCCGAACTTCTTTACCAAGCACCTGAACATCTGGGTAACTGCCGAGAGCGCCTGGATGGACATGGACCGCTGGGCAAAAATGCCGGGTATTGCTTCGGAAGCTGAGCGTAAGGCGTGGCCACTGTGGGTGGGGGTCGACCTCGCCAACAAAATTGATATTTGTGCAGCGGTGAAAGCCTGGCGCGATCCTGCAGGTGAAACTCATATGCAGCCACGCTTCTGGATCCCGGAAGGGCGACTGGAAACAGCGCCAGCCCATATTGCAGAGCTTTACAGGAAGTGGGCCGACGCCGGATATCTCGAGCTGACTGACGGGGACGTTATCGATCACGGCATGATTAAAGCCGACATTGTGGAGTGGGTGAAGGGCGAGAACATCAAGGAGATTGCTTTCGATCCCTGGAGCGCCGTGCAGTTCAGCCTGTCACTTGCGGAGGAAGGCTTGCCGCTGGTGGAAGTCGCACAGACGGTCAAAAACCTTTCTGAGTCCATGAAATCAGTGCAGGCCGAGATTTACGGCAACAAGTTCCACCATGACGACAACCCCGTAATGCGGTGGATGATGTCAAACGTCACGGTTAAGCCGGACAAAAACGACAACATCTTCCCGAACAAGTCCACACCTGAAAACAAAATTGACGGACCGGTTGCACTGTTTACGGCTAAAAGCCGGATGCTGGTCAATGGTGGTAATGATGCTCAGGATCTGAGCGGCTTCTTTGAAAATCCAATCATGGTAGGTTTCTGATGAAGAAAAGTAAGCAGCCGGGCAAGGTAAAAAGTGCCCTGCTCAACTGGCTGGGCGTGCCCATCAGCCTGACTACCGGAACGTTCTGGCAGGAGTGGTACGGCACGAGCAGCAGCGGCAAGGTCGTCACGGCAGATCGGGCGATCCAGCTTTCGGCAGTCTGGGCCTGCGTCCGGCTTCTGAGCGAGTCGGTGTCCACGCTGCCGGTTAAGATTTACACCCGACAGGCTGATGGCTCGCGCAAGCTGGCGCAGAACCATCCGGTTTACCAGGTGCTTTGTCGCCGTCCCAACCTGGAAATGACGCCGTCGCGCTTTATGCTGATGGTGGTGGCCAGCATCTGTCTGCGCGGTAATGCCTTTGTCGAGAAACTGTTTATCGGCAATAAGCTGGTGTCGCTTGTGCCACTGCTGCCCCAGAACATGGTGGTGAAGCGGCTGGATACCGGGAGGCTGGAATACAACTACACCGAGGACGGCAAGAAACGCGTTATCGCCGAAAAGAACCTGATGCATATCCGGGGATTTGGCCTTGATGGTGTTTGCGGCATGATACCAATGATGACGGGTCGTGACGTGATCGGCGCGGCGATGGCCGTCGAAGAGTCAGCTGCAAAGATTTTCGAAAATGGCCTGCAAAGCTCGGGGTTTCTTTCAGCTGACGCGGCGCTTGATAAGGATCAACGAGAGCGACTTCGGGGCTATATGCAGGCCTTTACCGGCTCTAAAAACGCCGGAAAAATTATGGTTCTTGAGGGTGGACTGAAATATCAGAACGTCACCATGAACCCGGAAGCCGCGCAGATGCTGGAAAGTCGCTCATTCAGCATTGAGGAAATCTGCAGATGGTTCCGCGTGCCGCCGTTTATGGTCGGCCACACATCGAAGCAGAGCAGCTGGGCATCGAGTCTTGAGGGGATGAACCTCCAGTTCCTGACCCACACGCTGCGCCCGCTGCTGGTGAATATCGAGCAGGAGATCTCCCGTTGCCTGCTGAATGGCGAAGAGGACCTCTTTGCTGAGTTCTCAGTTGAGGGCCTGCTGCGTGCCGACAGCGCTGGCCGGGCTGCTTACTACACCAGTGCGCTGCAGAACGGCTGGATGTCCCGCAATGACGTCCGCCGCCTGGAAAACATGCCACCGATTGAGGGCGGCGATCTTTATACGGTGCAGCTCAACCTGACGCCGCTTGAAAACCTGAAGCAAAACAGCCAGGCAGCACAGGCTTTCGCGCTGCGTCAGGTCCATAACCACGTATTCCCCGACATTCCCTTCGAACAGTCCCCGCTGAAACAGGCGGCTTAGGAGCATCCATGACAATTAAAAGCCTTCCGGCGGCGCCGGAGGGGCGACCTTTTGCGCGCGAAAAACCTGACCTGCCGGCATCGGCAATGGAGCGCTGGAACGGCGGCATCCGCGCCGCCCGGGACGGTGACAACAGCATTTCTATCTTCGACGTGATCGGCGCGGACTACTGGGGCGACGGGGTGACGGCCAGCCGCATTGCCGGGGCGCTTCGCTCCCTTAATGGCGCTGACGTAACGGTCAACATCAACAGCCCTGGCGGCGACATGTTCGAGGGCCTGGCCATATACAACCTGCTGCGCGAGTACGAAGGTAGGGTCACCGTGAAGGTGCTGGGCCTGGCGGCATCGGCGGCATCTATTATCGCTATGGCCGGTGACGACGTGCAGATCGGACGCGGTGCCTTCCTGATGATCCACAACTGCTGGCTGTTAGCTATGGGCAACCGGCATGACTTTTCGGAACTGGCTAAATCACTGGAGCCATTTGATACCGCAATGGCTGATATCTACGCTTCGCGCTCCGGCCTTGATATGGCCGCCGTGCTGAAGCTGATGGATGCAGAAAGTTATATCGGCGGCAGCGAAGCGGTGGAGAAAGGTTTTGCTGATAGCCTGCTTTCTGCCGATGAAATCGCGGACGACGACGAAAGCCCCGCAGCAGCGCTGCGTAAGCTCGATGCGCTGCTGGCGAAAGCAAACACCCCCCGCTCTGAGCGGCGAAAACTTCTTAAAGCCTTATCAGGCAGCACGCCGGGCGCTGCTGCCACCCCTGAAGGTACGCCGAGCGCTGCCACCATCGAAAATGAAACTATTGACCGACTGGAAGCCGCACTCAGCGGCCTGAAAGCGGCTGCCCAGTAAAACGGAGATGTTATGTCTGATGTAAATGAGATCCTTAAAAAAGTTAGCGCCAGCATTGAAGAGGCGACCGGTAAATTTAATGCCAAGGCAGAAGAAGCGCTGAAAGAAGCAAAGAAAAACGGCGAGCTGTCAGCGGAAACCAAAGACACCGTCGACAAAATGGCAGTGGAATTTAACGCCCTGAAAGATGCTGAAAAAACGCTTAAGGCGGCGCTCGGCGAACTTGAGCAGCACGTTGCTCAGATGCCGCTGGCCAACGCTGCAAAGGTGATCGAGACCGTTGGCCAGACCGTCATCAGCAGCGAAGCACTGAAAGCATTCGCGGCAAGCGTGGAAGGCGGTAAGCGCGTCAGCGTGCCGGTGAACGCCGCGTTGATTTCCACGGATGTCGCCCCCGGCGTGGTTGAGCCGCAGCGCCTGCCGGGTATCGACACCGCACCAAAGCAGCGCCTTTTCATCCGCGATCTGATCGCGCCTGGCCGCACATCTGCACCGGCCATCTTCTGGGTGCAGCAGACCGGATTCACCAATGCGGCGAAAGTCGTGCCGGAAGGCACCGCCAAGCCGTACAGCGATATTCAGTTTGCCACGCAGATCACACCGGTCACCACCATCGCGCACATGTTCAAGGCGTCCAAGCAGATCCTGGATGATTTTGCACAGCTGCAGTCCACTATCGACGCTGAAATGCGTTACGGCCTGAAATATGTCGAAGAGCAGGAGATTCTCTTCGGTGATGGTACCGGCGCGCACCTGAAAGGCATCGTCCCGCAGGCGTCTGCTTATGACGCTGCCTTTACCGTTGAGCAGCAGAACGGCATCGATGATCTCCGCCTCGCAATGCTGCAGGCGCAGCTGGCGCGCTTCCCGGCTTCCGGCCACGTCCTGCACTTTATCGACTGGGCGAAGATTGAACTCACCAAAGACACGCTGGGCCGCTATATCCTGGCGAACCCGGCGGCCCTGACCGGGCCTACCCTGTGGGGCCTTCCTGTGGTGGCGACCGAAGCTGCAGCATTCCAGGGCAAATTCCTGACCGGTGCATTCAACGCCGCTGCCCAGCTGTTCGACCGTGAAGATGCCAACGTGGTGATCTCCACTGAGAATGCCGACGACTTCGAGAAAAACATGATCTCGATTCGCTGCGAGGAGCGCCTGGCCCTGGCGGTTAAACGCCCGGAAGCCTTCATCTACGGATCCTTCACTGCGCCTGCTGCTGGTGGCGGTGCGTAATCCTTAACGGCGGCCTGCGGGCCGCTTTTCGTTTTCCTTTAAGGAGACAGCCATGAAGCTGATCGCTATCAAGCCCATTTACTTTGAAGGCAGCGTGCTTACTGAAGGTACTGAGTTCGAGACGCTGGAACAGCATGGCCGCGAGCTGGTGGCACGCGGTTATGCCTCAGAGCCCGGCGCCAAAAAACCGGGACCGGATAAAGACCCCGATCCAAAAGGAAAGGGCAAAAGTAAGTAAGGGGCGCGCATGCTGACTAAAGAGCAGGTGAAGCATCACTGCAATATCGAACAGGACTTCACGGAAGACGACGCCTGGATCGATACGGGCATAAAAGCTGCGGAACGCTACGTTGAAAAATGGACCCGCCGTCGGCTTTATGAAAAGGCGGATGATCCGCTTTATATGGCCGATCCAGACGCGCTGCTTTATGGCGAGGATGTCGAAATGGCTATGTTGATGCTGATTGCCCACTGGTACACCAACCGTGAAACGGTCAGCACCGGCAGCACGACATCTGCGCTGGCTTTCTCTACTGAAGCACTCCTTCAACCCTACCGGATTTATGGCCTATGAAAGCGGGACGTCTGCGGCACAGGGTAATCCTTCAGAAACCGGCAACCGGGCGATTACCGTCCGGACAGCCTGCAACCGGCTGGGTGGATGTTGCTTCGGTTCGGGCAGAAGTCGCGGATGTATCGGGCCGGGAGATGATGGACGGCGGCGCAGAGTTGAGCAGCACCACAACCCGGATCTGGATGCGTCGTTATCCAGGCATTCCCGTAACCACGGGATGGCGAGCCGTTCATCTTCCGCCTACCGGAGGCGGTGAGATATATGACATCAAGTCGGCTATCTCAGCAGAGAACGGCACCAGGCTCGAATTGCTTTGCGAGAAGGGGGTGAAACAGTGATTTCAACGAGTCTTGATTTTTCCGGTCTGGCCGATATCGCGAAGGATCTGGAGACGCTCAGCCGGGCAGAAAATAACAAGGTTTTGCGTGATGCCACCCGGGCGGGCGCTCAGGTTCTGAAAGAAGAAGTAGAAAATCTCGCGCCAGTCAAAACCGGCAAAATGAAAAAGAACGTGGTGGTGGTGACCCAGAAAGGACGCCGCCGCGGCGAAATCACTTCCGGCGTACATATCCGGGGAGTCAATCCGGACACTGGCAACAGCGATAACACAATGAAGGCCGACAATCCGCGCAACGCGTTTTACTGGCGGTTTGTGGAGCTGGGGACATCGAGTATGCCAGCGCACCCCTTTGTTCGTCCTGCGTTTGACACCCAGCAGGAGGAAGCCACGCAGGCGGCGCTGGCGCGAATGAATCAGGCTATCGACGAGGTACTGTCGAAATGACAGAAGCCGATATCTATCTCCGACTCAGCGCGCTGGCAGATGGCAACGTGTTTCCATACGTGGCACCGCAGGGAACATCCGCACCGTGGGTGATCTACCTGCTGCCCTCTTCAGCCAGTGAGGACGTATTTGCCGGTCCGGCCGAGACAGCCTGCACGGTACAGATTGATGCCTGGGCCTCGTCGATTGATGACGCCCGGGAGCTGCGTGTTCAGGTTAAATCTGCTCTGGCCGATCTGCATCCTGTCGGACTGAACGAGATCAACGGCTACGAGCCGGACACCGGACTTTACCGGGCCACGCTTGAATTTCAGATCTGGCAATAAAGCCACCCTTCATATTAACTCTGCCGCCTCCGGGCGGCTTTTTTATATCCGGAGATCACTATGTCCTCGAATTATGAAAAATCGCAGCTGACGAAAATCCTTATTTCGTCACTGCCAACGACCAGCGACGCAATGGAAACCGCTGTCTATCTCGATCTGAGCTGCACTCTCAAAGAAGCGCAGTTCACCGGCGGGCAAAAACAGGATATTGACGTCACCACGCTATGCTCCACTGAGCAGGAGAACGTCAATGGTCTCCCGGCCCCTTCGGAGATTTCACTGTCAGGTAACTTTTACCGTAATGCTGCGCAGGATGCGTTGCGTGATGCGTATGACAACGACACGGTTTATGGCTTCCAGATCATCTTCCCGTCTGGCAATGGCTTTAAGTTCCTTGCCGAAGTTCGTCAGCACACCTGGTCTTCCGGTACTAACGGCGTAGTGGCGGCAACGTTCTCCCTGCGTCTGAAAGGGAAGCCGGTACCGATTGACCCGGCACTTAAACTGACCACTGATTTGCCCGCCGCACAATCTGTAGCGGTAGGGGCGCCGATCAGTATGGCGGTCGCCGCCGCTGGCGGTAAACTTCCCTACAGCTATGCCTGGAAGAAAGGTGGTGTCACCATCAGTGGGCAAACATCTGACACATTCAATAAATCCAGCGCTGTTTCGGGTGATGCGGGAGATTACACCTGCGTGGTCACTGATTCTTCTGCCCCGGTTAAGACAATTACATCATCAACTTGTACCCTTACCGTCAATTAATGGAGATGCCGGGTTGGCCCGGCATGCATAACAGATGTCGCAAAATCTGAAAAAATTAGCCATGGCGAAGATGTCAGGCTTTCGTCATAAGACGGTGGCGGTTCCTGAGTGGGAAGGCGTCGAAGTTGTTCTTCGTGAGCCGTCTGGCGAAGCCTGGCTGCGCTGGCAGGAAGTAGTGAAAGTCGGTGCTGACGATGAAAATGTGTCGGTATCTGAAAAGGCCCACCGTAATCTTTGCGCTGACGTGGTTCTCTTCATTGACGTCCTGTGCGACACCGATAAGCAACCGGTATTCAGCGTCGATGAAGATGAGCAGGTGCGTGAAATTTACGGCCCCGTTCATTCCCGTCTGCTGAAACAGGCGCTGGACCTCATTAATAACGCGGAAGAAGCGCGGGAAAAGTCGCAACCCCCGGCGTAAAGTTCCTGATGTCGCTTGCGCTCCGCATGGGGCGCACGCTTTCAGAGCTTCGGCAGAACATGACGGCGAGCGAGCTTCTGATGTGGATTGAGTTCGACAGGCAAAGTCCGGTTGGCGATATTCGCGGTGACATTCAGGCCGCCCAGATAGTCTCTGCCGTTTATGGTTCTCAGGGGGTCAAAGTGCCGCTGGAAGATGCAATCCTGCGCTGGGGTGATGAGGAACTATCAGCACCTGAAGACCCGTTTGCCGGGCTTGAGGCTGCACTTACTGCCGCGACGCAGTGACAAATCAATCATAAAAGAATAGGATCGATTTTTTATGTAATTTGGTAAATTAAATGAAAAAGTTAGTCCTATTTATATTATTTTCTGGTTTTAGTTGTATATCAAACGCGACTCAAACATTGACCCCATTAGAACCAAGCGAGCTAGAGAGTTATACATCTACGGTTTGCTCTGACCATGCTAACCCTGCTCTTTGTAGTAAAGCGTTTTATAAATTCATGGGATACATAAAAACAAACGATGATTATTTCTATTTCTGTCAGAAACAAAAAGAAATGGGCATGACGGTTAATAAAGAGTCCTGCAATAAGTCGCAAGCACTGAGAGATTTTTTAGACAACCCGGAACGTTAATATAAAACCAAAAAGCCTGCTTAGCAGGTTTTTTTTCGCCTGGAGAAAATTGATGGCAACATTACGTGAGTTAATAATCAAAATTTCCGCTAACTCGCAATCATTCCAGACGGAAATTTCCCGCGCTTCACGTATGGGGCAAGACTATTACCGTACCATGCAAAATGGCGGTCGGCAGGCCGCAGCAGCATCGCGTGAAAGCGAAAGAGCATTATCCGATCTTACTGATGGTTTTGCATCGGCAGGAAGGGCTGCTGCTGCCGCCACGGCAGCTTTTGCGACTGGCAAACTTGTGCAGATTGCAGACGAGTGGAATTCTGTAAATGCGCGCCTTAAGCAGGCATCTTCTTCTGCTGATGATTTTGCAGTCTCTCAGCGCCAGTTAATGGAAATCAGCCAGCGAACCGGAACGGCATTTTCCGATAACGCAAACCTTTTTTCACGCGCAGCAGCTTCCATGCGCGAATACGGGTATAGCTCTGATGAAGTCCTGAAAATTACCGAGGCTGTTTCAACCGGCCTCAAACTTTCAGGAGCAAACACCCAGGAAGCAAGTTCTGTTATCACACAATTCAGCCAGGCGCTGGCGCAGGGAGTTCTTCGCGGTGAAGAATTCAACGCCGTTAACGAAGCAGGTGATCGTGTCATCCGTGCACTTGCCGCCGGAATGGGCGTGGCCCGCAAAGACCTGAAGAGCATGGCTGACCAGGGGCAACTTACGATTGATAAGGTTGTTCCTGCATTAATGAGCCAGTTGGGATCATTACAGGGTGAGTTTGCCAGCATGCCGCAAACAGTTTCCGGATCCCTGCAAAAAGTCACCAACTCGTTCATGGCATGGGTTGGAGGTGTCAACCAGGCCACTGGTGCTACCGATGCGCTATCTGGCGGATTGGATAGCGTCGCACAGACGCTAGACTCTTTTACGTCCTCAGCGGTAAGTGGTGCTTTGAGTGACGTCGCTGAAAATATGTCCACGATCACAACAGTTGCCGGTGCGCTTGTTGGTGTTGGTCTGGCAAGATATCTCAGCGGAGTGGCAACCAGTGCTACGAGCGCAACCGGCGCGCTAATTTCTGCGGCTAAGTCAGAGGTTGCTCTTGCAGTTGCACAGGATAAGGCTGCACAGTCTGCCGTTGCCGCCTCAAGGGTAGAAGTTTATCGAGCCCAGCAAGCTGTGCAAAGGTCGCGTAGCGCAGATGTTCAGGCCGCTCAGCAAGAGAAAATTGCTGCGGCAGAAGCAAAAGTCACTGCAGCCCAGGCCAGGCTGACGACCGCTTTAACCAGCGGTTCTGCCACAGAGAAAGTCAGAGCCAGAACAGCGCTTGAGCGTGCGCAGGCAGGGCTGGTGGCAGCTAAAAACGCCGATGCGCAGGCTATTGCTGAAAGACGCCTGGCTTCTGCCGAGGCCGCCAGAGACCGGAACCTTGCAAACCGTGTAACTACCCAAAGCAATCTCAATAGTGTCACATCTGTTGGTACTCGCCTGATGAGCGGCGCACTTGGTCTCATCGGCGGAGTTCCAGGCTTGGTAATGTTAGGTGCTGGTGCCTGGTATGCGATGTATCAAAACCAGGAGCAGGCCCGTCGCTCTGCCCAGGAGTACGCCAGTCAAATCGACGAAATACGAGAAAAAACTTCTCGCATGTCTTTGTCTGAAACAGACGACAACAGGGGAAGAACTGTTGGTGCTCTGGTAGAGCAAAATCGCCTGGTTGGTGAGCAAGCCAAAAAGGTTGGTGAGCTGAAAATTCAAATCGACGGTTTAAATGCATCTCGCGGAAAGCCCGGCATAACCAGCGAAAACGATGCAAATATCCTGAGAGCCATAGCGATAGTTACGGATCAGCTTGCCGTTGAAGAGGGAAAGTTAAATGATATGCGAGATAAGTCTCGCGGCATTCAGCAGACTCTCGAAGAAATAGAGCGCCGCCGTAACGATTTAATACGCGAACAAGCCTGGCGACAGAATGCAGTCTACCAGTCGATGATCATGATGAATGGTCAGCATACTGAATTTAATAAACTTCTGGGGCTGGGTAATCAACTCCTAATGGCCCGTCAGGGGTTGGCTAACGTTCCACTCAGACTTCCTCAGGCCGATCTCGACAAAAAGCAAACCGATGCCCTTGAAAAGAGTCGCCGGGATCTGGAGTTGTCACGCCTTAAAGGTGAGGCCAAAGAACGTTTACGGCTGAGTTATGCGGCTGACGATCTGGGATTAACCAGTGACCCTCAATTCCAGACAGGCCGTCAGGAGTTGATTAATAACGGTCTTGCGGAATGGCGAAATAATGAGGCCAATAAACCTAAGGCGAAAGGGGGTAAAACCGAAGGTGAGAAAACAGAGGATGTGTATAAACGCCTCATCACCCAGCAGCAGGAGCAGATCGCGCTTTCCGGTCAAAACACCGAACTCGCCAAAACCAAATATCAGGTAACCCAGGGTGAACTGGGTATACTTTCTGAAGCTCAGAAGACAGAACTTCTTCGAAATTCTGCGGCGCTTGATCATCTTAACGCTGTAGAGCGGCTTAAATCCCTGAATAAGGAACTGCTGGAGCCAGAGGAGGCGCTGCTAAATACCACTCGTGAACGCATTAAACTGCTGCGAGAGGCTGCACCTGCGACTGAAGAATACCGCAAGACAATGGAGCGGATATCAAAAGCATCGGTTCAGGAAGCTCCGAAGTTCGGTGGTATTGATTCATCTGTCGGCGGTGCCAGCGGCGAACTTATTCGTGTGGCTGAGGCGCAAAAAGAACTGGAAAAGTGGCATGAAACTCAGCTTGAGATGCAGAAAGAGTTGCTCGACCAGAAGGAGATTAATGAGCAAACCTACGCTGACCGTGTTGCTGAAATTAACAAGACAAATGCTTCGCAATTACAGGATATACAGGCTGGATACACATCTGCCAGCCTGGCGATGTTCTCAGACCTCGCTGGCCAGTCAGCGCAACTACTGCAGAGCATCGGGCAGGAGGGCAGTCTTGCCTATAAGACCCTGTTTATTGCCAGCAAGGCGGCGGCAATGGCGCAGGCCGTGATCAACACCGAACTGGCAGCAACCAAGGCTATGGCGGAAGGCGGCCTGATTATGGGGATCCCGGCGGCCACAGCAATCCGCGCCGTTGGTTACGCGTCAGTGGCTTTGATAGCCGGACAGTCGCTAGCCGGTATGGCTCATGATGGCATTGACCGGGTACCGGAAACAGGGACCTGGTTGTTGCAGAAAGGGGAGCGAGTGGTAACAGCCAGCACCTCTGCCAAGCTCGATGCGACCCTGGAAAGGGTGCAGCAGTCTCGGCAGGCCTCGGCTGGTGGAACCGTTCATATCCAGAATTCATTCACCGGAAAACCCGATGACGCAACGCTGATGGCTATCGACCAGCGAAACCGTCAATTGGTGATATCGATCCGTAAGGAAATGGCGGCTCAGGTGGTAAAGCCAACTAATGAGTTTGGCAGGGCCTTAAATGGATTTTATGGCCGGACCAGGAAGGAGTGATCACGTGCCTGACATTTTATACCCACACGATTATCTGCCAATGCCATTGCAGGATGGTTATGGTTTCAAGCCTGTCAGCCCGCTGCAGCGCACCGAAACGACATCCGGCCGGGCCCGACAGCGCCGAAAGTATACATCAACACCAACTATCGCCACCGTGAACTGGATTTTTACAAAGCATAATCAGGCCCAACTGTTTGAGGCATGGTTCCGCGATGCACTTACGGATGGCGCCGCATGGTTTTTGATGAAGCTGCAAACGCCGCTGGGCTGCCAGCAAGCTTATAAATGCCGGTTCACCGACATATATGAGGGGCCGACGCTGGTTTCACCAAAATACTGGCGTTACAGCGCGCAACTGGAGTTATGGGAGCGTCCGTTGCTACCACCGGGGTGGGGCAATTTCCCTGAGCTGGTGGCTGGCAGCGATATTATCGATCTGGCGTTAAACAGGGAGTGGCCTGAAGCATGACCAGTCCAGTTCTGAACAGGCTTTATGCCAGCGGTGGTGATGAGGTCATTATCGACACGCTGCAGATCAAAGTTGGCGGCCACGATTACTGGCTGACCCGCGGCTGGGATGACATTACTGTTACGCTGGAGAATGGCGTTCAGGCAACATTCCTTGGCTCTGCCATAGATGTGGCGTTGCCGGCGCGAAACTCTGACGGCACCCAGGATCTGAAATTCGCTATCAGTAATATCGACGGCGTGGTTTCAACGGCGATCCGCAACGCGCTTGACAGCCTCAGCGATGCCAGCATGACTTTCCGCCGGTATGTCTCGACCGACCTTTCCGCACCCGCAACGCCGCCATTTACACTGGCAATTAAAGAGGGGTACTGGACGGCGACGGAGGTGCAGATCACCGCTGGCTACATGAATATTCTCGATACCGCATGGCCGCGCTACCGTTACACGCTGCCTGACTTCCCGGGCCTTCGTTATCTCCAGTAGGAAATTACCATGTTCAATCCTGATAAATACCGTTCAGTTAACTGGCTGAAGGGCGGTCGCACTTACCCTGATCTTGACTGTTTTGGCATCGTAAATGAAATCAGGCGCGATCTTGGCCTGACACCGTGGCCTGACTTTGCGGGGATCACGAAGGATGATAACGGCCTCGATCGGGAGGCGCGCGGGCTGATGGCTGACCTGCAGCGTTGCGACCCCGCGCCGGGCGCGGGCATTGCCTGTTATTCGGGATCTGTAGTGACGCACGTTGCCATCGTCGTGGAGATTGACGGCGTGCTGCATGCCGCCGAGTGTAATCCCCGCACTAACGTAACCTTTCTGCCGCTGGCGCGTTTTGCGCGCCGCTTTGTTCGCGTGGAGTATTACCAGTGACGATTCGCATCTACCCCTCCCGGTTGCCCGGCGAGCCGCTGGAAACGCACCATCATGAAACGATGACCCTCAGCGCCTGGTTCGCCCAAAACGTGCAGGGCTGGACGCCGGAACAACGGCACCCGGTCGCGGTTGAAATCGCCGGCGTTCCGGTGCCACCGTCAGAATGGGCGCTGTGCCTCATTCACCCTAACAGCGACGTCAGGCTGTATCCGGTGCCGTACGGTACCGGTGCGGAAATCGCGTTGTGGGTGGCCGTCAGCGTGGCCGTCGCGTCAGCGGCGTACTCTATTTACATGATGAGCACCATGCAGACCGGCGGCGCCAGCCAGCCTTCCAATGGTGACCAGCTGGAGCTGAACCCGGCCAAGGCCAATATGGCAAAGCTGGGCGATCCCATTCGCGAGATTTTTGGTCGCTATAAAGTGTGGCCGGATTACGTCGTTCAGCCGGTTTCGCGCTTCGATTCCGCCGATCCCAAAAAATACGTGACCAGCATGTTTTTATGCGTGGGGGTTGGCGACATGGCTCTGCCAGCATCGGGGATCCGCATCGGCTCCACGCCAGCATCTGCGTTCGGCAGCGATGTCAGTGCCACCATCTATCCACCGGGTGCCAGCGTCGCGGCCGACAGTCGCTCCGAGAACTGGTTCAACAGCGGCGAGGTCGGGAATACCACCTCGGGTACCGCAGGCCTCGACCTCGGCTCAACCGGGCCGCAGACGGTGAGCATCATCTCGGACGCCATTCTGGTGAGCGGTAACACCATCTCCCTGATTGCAGCCACGGCCAGCGACGGAGAAACGGAGATCCCGGCGGCCTGGGTTGTTGGCACCATAGTCACGGTTGTTGCGCCAGACTCCTACCGGGTTGCCAATACCGGCGGACATAGCGTGATTTATGGTGATGTCACTGAGTTACGGCCAGCTACAGGCATGCCTGTTTCGGTGGCTTTTAATGAGTCGACTTACGATCTGTATATTGCCAGTTACGCGGCTGGCGTTCCGGCGGTGCCCGGCGTGGGTGGTTCAACAGCAAGCATAACCGCCAGCGCCGCGCCCACTACTTACGATTTCGCGGCAACGCCGGTCACGTTCACGATCGGCTGGAAAGGCACCACCTATGCGGTGTCACTCATCACTAACTACGTCACCATGTCAGGGCTGCTTAACACCATCTCAAACCAGCTCACCGGCTCCGGCCTGATTGCGCGCGATAATGGTGGCCGGTTGCAGATTGCTGAGGAGAGCAGCCCGTTTGCCGGGGGCTCCATCAGCCACAGCGCACTCCCTGTCGCCGTATTCGGCAGCGCTCCGGCAGATGTTACCGGGGTGGCCTCGACGGGCGGTACCGCGGCGGTTGAGGCACACATCACGCTGGCGTATGACAGCGCCGCAGGCAAGCCGTTCACCGGTATTCCTGACGGCGTCCAGCGGATCGGCATCGGCTACGCCGACGGCCAGTTCCGCATTACGGATATCGATGATCAGACCATCACGGTTGAGCGGGTGGTCGTCACCCAGGACGCCAGTGGTAATGATGTCGTCACTGTAGATGCGGCCTGGCCGGGGTTTAGCGAGCGCACGCTGCTCGATGCCCAGGTCACCGGCGTGAATGATGACTATGCCTGGCTTGGGCCATTCCTAGCGTGCCCAGACGGAGAGACCACGACCGCCATCGAAAACAACTTCATCTTCCCCAATGGCCACATCCAGTACAAAAAGAACGGGGATCCTCAGTCGCACACCGTGCGGGTGCTGGTTCAGTACCGCAATGCCGCAACTGCGGGGGCATGGTCACAGGTGGTTTATAACTTCACCAACAAAACCGCTGACGGCCACGGTTATACCCGGCGCATCAGCGGTCTGGCGGCGGCACAGTATGAGGTCCGCGTGCGACGCACGACGAAAATTGGCGGCTCCAGGACGGTGAACAACCTTTACTGGCAGGCGATGCGCTCGCGCCTGAGTAAGCGCCCGGGTAGCTATGCCGGCGTGACCACCCTGGCGATGACGGTGCGCACCGGCAACCGCCTGGCGGCCCAGTCCGATCGTCGCGTCAACGTCATCCCGACCCGGCTGTACAACGGACACCCTTCGCGCAGCATCAGCGGAGCGCTTTACCACGTCCTCGAATCCCTCGGGTTTCGTCCTGATCAGATTGACCGCGCAGCGATTGACGCGCTCGAACAGACCTGGTGGACCCCTCGCGGGGAAACGTTCGACTGGGCCACCGGGGACAGCAAGTCTGCGCTGGAGGTGCTGAAAATCATCACCGGGGCCGGGATGGGGTATTTCCTGCTGTCAGATGGCCTGGTTTCCGCCGGGAGAGAAGGGGTGAAAAACTGGACCGGGATGATCACTCCCCAGGAGACGACTGAAGAGCTGCAGACGGCGTTCAGGGCCCCGAGCCAGGACGATTATGACGGCGTGGATGTGACGTATATCAACGGCACGACCTGGGCAGAAGAAACCGTACAGTGCCGTCAGCCCGGAAACTCCACGCCAGTGAAGGTGGAAGATTACAAACTGGAAGGGGTTGTGGATCAGGATCGGGCGTACCGCATTGGCATGCGCCGTTTGCGCGGGTACCAACTTCAGCGCCTGCAGCACACAACCAGCACTGAAATGGATGCGCTGTGCTACCAGTTTATGGACCGCATCATCCTCACTGATGATATTCCCGGCAACCAGACACTGAGCTGCCTGATCACTGAAATGAGCTGGGACAGCACTGCGATCACCATGTCGCTCAGCGAGCCGCCGGACTGGAGTTTTCCAAATCCGCGGGTGGTGATCCGCCATCAGGACGGCCGGGCGTCGCCGCTGCAGGTTCCGACGCGCATCGATGATTACACCCTGCGTATTCCATACAGCGCCGCGCTGGCACCGGAAGAATGGGAGATGGACAGTCCGTACATTGAGCCGCCTCGCCTGCTGTTCTGTTCGTCATCCCGGGTCGGGTATGACGCGCTGGTGGGGGAGATAACACCCGGCAGTGACGGTACCAGCAGCGTATCGGCTATCCAGTACCACCCCGGCAAGTATCAGTACGACGACGCCACCTATCCCGGCGATGTCGCATAAACCTCAAAAATTACTAACCCGCTTCGGCGGGTTTTTTTATGGAGCAAATATGGCAGCAAATGACGAACCACTGGGCTCGCAGTCACCTCAGGTCCTGCTTTTAAATTCACAAAATTTCGATATTGCCATTAACAGCCTCACGAAGACCCTCTGGCCTGATCGGTTCGGGAAAAACAGGAAAACATGGCGTGCTTTTGAGGTTGAAAGTGCTGCAGCATTAACCACTTTTGCAGATGCTGCGCGCCAGGCTTTGGCATCCTTTGGTCTTATCACGCTGAAATCGTTTCAGGCGGGCGCTCCTCTGCCGTCAAATCGTCTTACCCTGGCTAATCAGGTACTTTTTGATGAAGTCAGTCAGGAGTATTACCGATGGGATGGGCCACTGCCGAAAGCGGTACCTGCAGGGTCTACACCCGCGGGTACGGGAGGCATTGCAACCGGCGCGTGGGTGGGTGTTGGTTATGCTGCCCTCAGCTCACTCATCATTAACGCCACTGGCAGCGCAGGGATCGAAACTGCTCTGTCTGATCTGGCTACAGCTGCGTACTCAATCAGGAATCGCCGGCTATTAGGCGTGGCCAATAACAAACTCCGTGGCGGGGAGGCCGTAAACATTGTCTGTGTGGGCGATTCAATTACCTATGGCTATGATGTTACCTCGTCTGACGTTATTCCCCCTCCGGCAGACGGCGGTCACATCCGCACCCGGGCCCCGATTCAGTATCCTGTACGCCTGCAGGAACGACTGAATAAATTCACCCGCAGTGTGGTGACGGTTAAAAATTATGGCTTTAGCGGAGATACGGCGAAGCAGTGCTTTAATCGCTGGACCGTGAACCCAGGTTGCCATGTCGCC